TACCAGACCGGGCCCAGCGAGCCGATCGCACGCAACCTGTTCTCCTACCTGTTCGATCCGGGCCGGTTCGTCTCGGCCATCTCCCTGCTCTACGGCAACGAGAGCGAAGGTTCGCCGCGCGAGGCCGCCTTCATCAACGACGAGCCACTGATCCAGACCGTCGTCGCGCTGTGCAAGGCGGGCCTGCGCAACTTTCAGAGCCTGCCCAACGGCGACTTCTGCGCCTACTACCCCGACTACTTCGGGCTGGACGGCAAGGACGCGGTGATGGATCTGCAGGACATCGAGATGAAAGACGTCAAGGTCAACTGGACCGACGACGCGCTGGCCACCCACGTCTACGTCGCGGGCACGATGAACCCGCGCGGCGCGTCGATGGGCATCATGGGCTGGCTCAACACCAAGGGCATCGCCACCGTGGAGAACGAGTGGCTGTTCCGCCGGATGGCTCTGGCCGCGCCACGGGTCAAGGGCGCGGAGATGCGCAACGGCAAAGAGATCATGCGCAAGTACGGCGCGCGCCCGCTCACCCAAGACATGAGTTCCATCCAGAACGGCGCGATGGAGTTCCTGATGGCGCTGCAGATCTTCATGACCAAGTGGGCCGAGCAGTACTCCACCAGCGTCGAGCTGACCTTCATGCCCGAGCTGTACCCCGGTATGCGGATCAACCTGGTCGGCCACAAGCTGCAGGTCTACGTCTCCAGCGTGACGCACTCCGGCGATTTCGAGAACGGCTTCACCACCACCGCCACCATCATGGCCCCCTCCACCCCGCTCATCGCCAAGGTCGCCGCCGAGCTGGACAAGGAGGACTCCGGCGACGTCGGCACCGGCGACCGCCGCGACATCGACGGCAACACATCGAGGTGGTTCTTCAGTGGCTAACGGAGGTTTCACCCGGCGCGGTTCCAGCGAGCGCGAGATCCAGCCGGTCGCCATCCAGTCGGTGGACCCGGTCGCGCGCAAGGCGATGGTGCTCACCCGCCAC